CTGTTTATTTTTATAAAGTTTGTACCTGAGTCTGGAAACTGTGATACGTCTCCTAATATAATTCCTGATGTAGCAGAACTTGTAATACCATTTGTTAATGTAGTTGTAGGCTCTCCGGATACTTCACCACCCCAAGATCCAAGAGACCAACCAAAACCTTTTGCTTGTACAGCTGGACCCACAGGATAGTAGTGTTGAACTCTAATACCACCAGATGTTGTAGCACCTGATCCTGATTCGTTTGACGGCATTGTTATAGTAATAGTTGAGCTTGATGGCACACTAGTTACCATAAATTTTTTATCATTAAAATCTGCTGCTGCAAAATCAGAATTAGTTATGGCTGAAAAACTATCTAACAAAACTATATCTTGTGCAGATATACCATGATCACCACTAAAAGTTATTGTAACAACCGCTGATCCGTTGGTCGTGGTGAACGCACTTGTAAGCGTGTTTGTAGATTTAATTGGATGTATGTCATAGAATACACCACCTGAGTATGCATATAAAATTCTGTTTGTTCCAATAATTGCATACTTTCTAGCTTTACTATTTACAAAATGATGGAGACCTCTACCTGCACCAGTTAACTTATCATCGCCAAGTTGTTTCCAGCCACCTATCTTTTCAGGTGTACCATATCTAAACCTAACATTATCACAGTCTATCCACTGTGATTCTGCTCCAGTAGCTGTAACTTGTTTATTGATTCCAGGTGCAAAACCTAT